TGCTTTTTCATCGCTTTCATCGCTTTTGATTTTGGCATTAGTACTTGCTTTTGCCCCAGTGTCCCGGAGCTGTTGCTTGTAATAGGCAACTTCAGCTGTTGCCTGCCTAGCCTGTTCCCTAAGGTTGACGAGATCTTGCTGGAGCCTCGCGGCTCTTCGCTTGACCTTATTCCCCTTTTTGGGTTTCGGCTTGGGTGGCGGGGCGCTTGGGGGCGCCCTGGCCTGTTGCTGGGCCTTGACTGGTGCTGTCGGCCTGACAACTTGGGAGCTTGTGACTCCCGTTGATGTTGCGCTCGCTGCGCTTGAGCTGCTACTGCTGCTGCTACTACTGCTGCTACTCGAACTCGAGGAGCTAGAGCTGCTTTGGCTGTAGCTACAGTTGCTACTCGAGGGCTGGTCCGCTGAGCATGAGGAGCTCCCACCAGAGGCCGTACTAAATGCTTGTAAGGCATAAAGATGGCTCTGGTCGCTAACTCCTGATCCGCAGTCCAACCTTCTTTTTTGCTCGCGAGAGCTATGTCCTGACTCAACTCCTGGTCTTCCTGATACCATAAGTTCTTGTCTGCCTGTTTCATCTTCCAATAATTCAGTTACCTCGAATTTCCCCGAGGTAGACATTTCACACCCCGTCCACAGAGCTATAGCGTCTTCACGCGTCACTACCAAATCCAACAGGTCCAGACGCTGAGAGCTCGTCAAATATTCTAGCAATTGCTTGCGTAGATCATCAAACGCCTCTTGGCACCTCCCTGATCCTATGGTCGTGACATATAAATTGTTGAAATGTCCGATCGTTTCCATCACCCCTTGCATCTTCTTATCTAGCGGATACATAAACATCTGATATGCCTTTGTCCACCTAGTAAAGGAAACGCCCGTGGGCGAAGCTTCGTCGTACTTAAACCCCAAAAATTCTGCTCCTTTAGGACCGTTAGTTAAACTATCATCCGCACTCCCTTTGATCACTTGACCAAACCTCACTCGCATACGCTCCTGAAATTTAGAAAAATTAAACCCTAAGGTTTTCGGATAACCGTCCATACTATCGTCACCATACTTGTTAAACGTCACCTGGCAACAAAAAGCCATAAGCTCGCTGGCTGTTGGTACTTCCTCAAAGTTACACACTATAGTACCCACCAAGTTGACCATTGAGTTGACGAATGTCGTCAAGTCATGGCCACTTGGATTGATACCATCAGTAACACACTGATAAATACTACCACCTGCTCGCAAAAACTTTGCCCCGGTAACTAGAGATCGAGTGAATCTCCTCAGTCCACTCAACTGTGTGTCTTTAGCCTCACCATACATCGCTAGCTGGTCTGCCACGTCATATGTGAAGTCAATGAGCTCCTGGGGTGTGGTTAAGTCCATAGCTCGGTAGTCACCTTTGAAACCTATCTTACCACGTAAACCGTGGAACAAGTCTCTCATGTTACCCCGAGTAGGATTCATCCCCACCCGAAAAGGCGTAGTCGCTTGCTTCTGCTTCGTAGATATCATAAGATTCCTATACAGCATACGCTGAACCACGCTTAATACGAGCATCCCTGCCCATATACTCCTCACCCGCCCTTCATTTAGTTTGGCTGTTTTCAACCATTCCAATTTCAGGAAAACGTCGAAGCACGCGTTGATCTTCGGCGGTTTGGAACTAAGGTCA